GGAAATTCACACGGCCGTGAAGAAAGTAGTCCGAAAGATATTCGGAGGACAAGTCTTTGTTCCTCGGGATGCCTTTCCGTCACTGAATGCTTGCCACGAAAGTGGACGAGCGGAAGGTGGCACTTTTGGGTCTTTGTTCAGACAATTTGTTGAACACCGTAAAGTGAATTTCATTGACTCTCAGATCAAGCAAGTAACTAATGACTTCAATTTATTGGAGAAATTAGGTCTTGATCCTCATCATACTCATCTTGAGTCTATGGAAGAAGTTAAAGGGAAAGTAAAAGAGATAAGAGGAACTGACTTTTATCAATCATTATTTCCTTCCATTGAAATTTTAGACGAATTCGAAGAATTTGTCGATAAGGGCCTTCAGAATGTAATTGATCATCCTGAGCTGAATATTGTTGAACCTGCTGCCATTTTAGAGCCTCTTAAGGTTCGGATTATCACTAAAGGTAATCCGTTTCTAAATCTTAGGACTTTAGAGTTGCAAAAGATGATGCATGGTAGGCTTAGGGAGTTCAGTCCATTTGTGGCTATAGGTCGTCCTCTAACAGATCAGGACTTTGATGAAAGATTCAGCCAAAAGCTGGATAAGGATTCAGGGTACTGTTCTGGAGACTATGTAGCATCTACTGATAACCTTGACCCAGAAATTTCAAGAGCAATTTGGACAGAGATTTGCAGAACTGTAAAGGTGAAAGTGAACAAACGTGAGAAGATCTCTCGGATTTTAGGATCCCCGGGTTCTTCTGAAAACGATGTTGAACTTCTCTTTACCCCATATTGGCAGGCGGGTTTGCTGGCTCTCACTGAGCATCAGCTGTCCTACCCGATGTTAGATGGTAAAGACACTTCACTCCTCTATGCACAGAAATGGGGACAGCTTATGGGTTCGCCTATGAGTTTTCCTATTCTTTGCATTGCAAATTACGCGGCATCCTGCGTTGGTCTCGGTATTGACCCAGTAGAATCATTAAATAATGGTTCCCCTATACTGGTCAACGGTGATGATATTGCTTTCTCATGTTCAAGAGAGCAGTATTCTCACTGGAAGGAGGCGACTAGCTCAATTGGTCTCAGGCCCTCCCTAGGAAAGAACTATTTCTCAGACGAGTTTCTTACTATGAATAGTGAATGCAGGATTCCTACTGCATCCTCTTCTGGAAAGTTAACGTGGACTCTGACTTCCTATATTAACATATCACTTCTTTGTGGATATGATAAGAAAGGGACAGATGCAGGATCTAGCATCTTAGATAGTCTTAACTGGTGGGAACTTGGAACCCGTTGTTCATCACTTTTGAGGGGTGTTATTCATGGACGTGATAGAGTTCTCTCTGAATTCTTGAATATTCATGATGATATTCTGAAGAAGGTCCCAGCTGGTGTCTCTTACTACCTTCCTTCTAGTCTCGGCGGTGTTGGTCTACCGCTCCCTTTGGGGGAAAAGGCTGAGAATCTAATTTTAGAATCTAATCTAAAATTTGCCGCCTATGTTTCTTGTCTTGATAACAAGAAGCGGAAGCAGATTCTCCATCGCCCTCAATGTCTAGACAGTTCAATATATGTCCATCTTTCAGATATCATTGAGGAAGAACTTGCGGAAGCTTGTGGAGGTTATAGATGGCAGAAGGTCACCACTACCTATCGGTGGTTGGTCAATCAAGGGCTGTCAAATTCCTGTTTTATGTCCTATATATTAGGTCAGGCACTTAGTACTAATGTGCTTGATGATCCTAAGAATATTGCATTAAAACATATATGGTCTCGTCAACTCTGGGGAAAGCCCGGACACGAACCTGAATTTGCTAAGGCAGCAGATCTTTGCTATTCTGTAACTCGTGATGTGGCTGATAACTCAGTAAAGACAATTGAAGCGGCTTTTGAACATAGAAAGTCCACATATAATTGGCTTTTACTCAAACATTATAGAAAGGCACTGTCCATGTCGCTAGAACCGATGAATATTTCAAAGGCGTTAACGTATATGGCCGGCTATGTGTTTGAGGCCCCATGGGATTCAGTTACATACCCAAGCTCAATGAGGTTTCGCCAACCTCGGCTGTTTCAGGCTTCTGACTACAGCATAAACAAGTCAGAAAACCAACGTCTCTCTATGGAGACCTGGGCCCAGTTTCGCGATCGAAAGCATTCTTTTAGAATGTTACAAAACTCTTACACTTCTGGATTCTCTTATCTAGGTCTGGTGCAACCGTCCACTACGCTACTCTCTTCGGAGATAGGGCATTCCCTTCAATTAGCAAGTAATGGCGATGAGTAATCGTTAAGCTCGAGATACTATGATTATAACGTAACACAATGTTTGTGTCGGCATTCCGATTTAAAATTACGAAATCTTCTAGTTATTTCCACGTCAAGGTGCGGCTTAGGTAGTTGGGGCACTTGTACAGCCTGTACAGGATGTGCCTATGCATTTTGCATAACTGATTCTTACCTCTTCATCATTGTTTTCTGATGAGAGTTGACGATTGATCTCTAACGAGTTTTGGAT